CGCTCACCCCTTCAATCAAGGACTGACCATAACGCAGCCATTGTTCACGTTTGCGCAAGTGCGCCAAGGGCGTGCCGGTGAGCACATTGCTGGTCTTGCCGCAAGCGCGCCAGCGCATACGTGAGTGGGGAGGTGTGGGAAATAGGATAAAGAAGAGAAGATAAAAACGGCCGCAAACCCGCATGAAATATAGGTTTGACGGGGTTTTGAATAAATCCTGAATTCAGGACAGAAACGGGGTATTTCTGTGAGGTTTTAGAGGATTAATTGCGGGAAATTGGGTTACGAGGTGGGGGATTTATCCCAATCCGGTGTGTGCCACCTGTTTCTTGAATAGTTCGTATGGGGCTTCAAAGCCTCTTCAAGTTATCCACAAATGCCGTTTGAATGCCTGCGCTATGGCCGGGCTTGGCGGATGACTTGAGTGATGTGGTCTGAGACGACCTGGCCGATCATGCTGCGGTCAGCGTCTGGGAAGCCGACCAAGGGGCGGGCCGGGATGCCGGGGTGGATTACCCGGCTTCTGACAAGACCACCAAATGCCAGCGCTTTGGCGACCTTGGGCCGAATTTCATAACTTGCACCTTTGGGCCCATGGGTTCCAGTACCGAAGTGATGCCAGGCGGCCTTGCGCTGGTCCATCGTAGTAATGACCACGTCGTCACCGTTTACTTGATAGTAAAAGCGCAGCAGGTCACCACGATCAAAAAGAATGCGCTTTCCGGCCATGATTTTTTGGGCGGCCCGAAAGTCTGATCGAGCACCGTCTCGCTTGCCTGCCACGCGTGTGACTTGATGTTGGCGTTTCTCAATAATGGCGTGCAATGTGGACTTGGCCAGCGGTGCCCAAGGCGTTCCGTCTGGGGCGAGTCCTTGGTCGTGGCGGCGTTGGGTTACGGTCAATTCGGAAGCTCCAATGACGTGGAAAAGCTTGTTTGGTCGAGCAATGCTGTTTTTAGCCGCCTTGAGTGCCAAGGACAAATACTCTGTTTGAATTTTGTAGGTTAATTGCATATAATTTCTGCTGTGGTGACGTCAGACTGCGTGAAAGCGCTACTGCCCAATACCTGATCCACACTCACGGCCCTTTTGAGGGCCGTGTTTATTTCTTGAACACAAGGCGGCCAATGCGCTGCTTTTCAAAGTACGCGAGGCGGGCTTCATCCGTTTTTTGTGATGCGGTGAATGTGGTCGCACCGGTCCACCCCTTTTCGCCCCACTCGAAAACAGTCACGCCGTATTCCTGGGCACCTTCAATTTGAAAGGTGCGCAAATAGCGACGCTTGAGCCGCCAGCGGCCCACTTGTTTGCCATCTGGTGATGTGTCTTTTACCCAGGCCCACCAAATTTCATCAGGCTCGGCCAAGGTCATTGCCAGCAGGTTGATGTTTTCCAGCCGCCGGGCTTTGTCGGGTGCGGACAGCCATTTGAAGTTATTGGCTTCTTTATCTGCACCACTTATAAAGAGCGCCTTGCTGACCGCCACGGGAGTATCGGCAGCGTCCATGAATACGATACCTTTCTCTGGTGTCGCACCAAACACATCCAAAAAATCAGTCACGGCCTGCATGGGTGGCGTATCGGGCGGCAGTTGAACGCTGCTGGGTACTCGCGTTGGTTTGGGCAGCAAGGGCCGATCAACACCTGCGGGCCATGGCGTGCCACGTTCCTTGAGCACTGCGTCATAGCCAGTGAGCGGGGGCACAGTGTGGGGCTCAAGATACGCCTTGCCGGGGTTGTGGGCAAAGCCTGGGTCAATGCCTTTTGGGGTGCGCACGGTGCGTGGGTTACTGCCATTTTTTCCGACAACCACGTCTTCCCATTCCACCACGGGCTCGGGGTCCGGCCCGGTTTTACCTGCGGCTTTCCAGAGTGATTCAGCTTGCGACCTGGTGAGCGGATCAATACGGCATTTGCAGCCGTAGCCATTGGCCGCATAGTGCGTGCTCCACCACGATGATGTGATGGGCTGGATGGTGCCGTTCCAAGCCTTGTGCCAGGAGCGCGGATGCTCTCGGGTGGTATGCACGTATTGCAAATAAGGCATCTCGTCGCGCAGTGCCCATTGCTGTTGCCAGCGGCCCGCGTTGTAGGCGGACGTCATGTTGGTGTCGTAAATGACTCTGCTGCGCCAGCCGGGTGTGCCGTTGTGAGCCCATTTGTGTTTGGCCACGATGGTGTCGAAATCTTGCTTGAAGGCCGCGTAGCCGGTGCCCTTTTCTTTGGCCGCTAAAAGTGCGTTGTAAAAATCGCCTACCAGTGCATCGGTCTGCGCACCGGCCACCACAAAAGACAGGCTGTGCTGTTCTTGCCAAACGTCTGAATAGCCAGAGGTGGGAAGCTTGATTTTTTGCTTGAAAAAATCGATTGCTTCTTTGAAGGGGAGTTGTGCCGGATCGGTCATGGCAGCGTTGCGTCAGGCTGGCTTTGAAACTCAATAAGCTTGTCCAGGTAGTGACTTGCTTTTTTGAGATCTTCCAGGCCGCCCTTGTCTTCACAGCGCGCCACATACTTGATGACATTACCCCGGAGGAAACCGGCGAACTGGGCCGGGCTCATCCAATCCTCCATTGCGGTCCAAGGCTGGATATTTTTCTTTGCGTAGTGGTCTCCCCCGATCTGTGATGTTGCTTCACTCATTTTTTAACCCAGTAGAAAGTAATAAACAAAAGTGCCCATGTTGAACTTGCCGAGCATCCATAAAGCCAGCGTCAAGTAACCAATTAACGTTGCAATGACTCGAAATGTTGTGATGATGACGTATAGGAAATCCCTCAACTTAACCCCGCCCGCCCCGCCAAATGGGCTGTGGCCAGGCCGAGGGCTATGGTTTCGGCCAAGCCTGTCGGGCGGGTGTTGATGGTCAGTTGTTCCATGGCTTCGATGGCGTCGTCATAGCCGCCCGCATCGGCCACGATGGCGGCGATTTGTTGCACCAGGGCTTGCTCATGGGGCGCGGCCAGGGCTGACAGTTGGGCGATGTAGGCGGGCAACACATCGGTGTCGCCTGCGCCCGCGCCCGCTTTGTCCTTGGCCAGCGCCACCAGGCGCGTCAATGCGGCATCGGTGGCGGCTTTGTTCTCTGGGGTGGAATTGTTTGATGGTGCCGAGACCTTGAGCAAATTGGCGCCCTTGGCGGCTTTCGGGATTTGTAGGACCTTATGGGCAAAGTCCACATCAATTTCCATTCCCATTTCTGCAGCCTTGCCCAGCATATCGACCATCATTTTTTGATCCACAGTTTCAACCGTGTCAAAGCAAAAATTAGGGAGTCGGTCTGCGGAGAACATGCCGTTGTACAGCGCCATCGGCGTAAGCAATTGCTGCCGAAGGGTGGGTGCGATCTGGCGCACGTCGTGCAGCATGATTTCGCGACGCACCTCGTTATGCACTTTGCCCAGTGCGTTGGTGCTGCTTTTACCATCGGCCTGGCTGGTGAGCGTGCCGCCCAGAATCGCCATGCTTTGTTTGCGTTCCCAGTACTGCACGGCGTTTAAGAAGTCGTCCACACTGCCGCTCTTCATCGACTGAATAAACTCAATCGTCATGGTGCTGGGCACCACGCCTGCACCGTCTGAGCCGATATTGCGCACGGCTTTGAGCAAAGCGGCTTGCTGGTCTTTTCCAATGCCCGCCGGGAACTTGCCCAGGCGCAGCGGCATGCCGTATTTCTCCAGAAACTTTTGCATGTCCACCACGTTGTAAGCCTTGTAGGCATACGTCCACGCCAGCACTCTGAACAGGGCCGCTTGCTCGATGTAGCCGCTTTTGGAGCTGTGCTCGTGCACCACCCAGCCCCATTGGCGCAAGGGCTCGGGCATGCCGTTTTTGAGCAGCTGCATTTTCCCGGTCTCGCGTTCAATACGCATCATGCGTTGGGGCACCCAATGCAGGGCGGCAGGCGTCCACTGTGCGCCGGTGCGCCACTCAATTTCAAGAGCAGCAAAGCCTTTGCCAATGCCATCGGTCAGGTCGTACAGCGCGTCTTCAAATTGGGGAATGTCGCGCGTCATGTCGGCCAGTTCCCTGCAGCGGTCGAGTTCGCTTTGCGGCGCGTCATCTCTGGGTTCGAGCTGCCAGCCCAAGCCCGTCACGGCGCGACGGCGTTTGGCGAGTTCGCTGAAGATGTGCGGGTCGTGCTCTTCGATCAATTCAAACAGCATCGCCTGGGCTGAAATATCGCCTTGGTCAGCGGCTCCAAATGCACCGGCCAATCGCGCCGGGTCCACTGTCTGAACCGACATGTAATTGAGCGTGCTCGACTGTGCAGCCCGTGCGTCCGCCTGTGTGTCTGTTTCTGGCTTGCCAAAAGGATTCATCCTTTGGGCCAAAGCGGTAAGTCTGTTTTTAATCATCGTCGTCATCCCAATCTGTTGAACCGGCATTTCGGCCCGTGTTGCGGCTATTGGCCCGTGATGAGCCCGCCGCTGTGTAACTCCATGCGCCGCCAAACTGGCGGGCAATGGCCCACAGCATCTCCAGGGCGTCGGGGCCGTCGTCGTGATCGGCCTCGGGCCAAAACTTGAGCTGCTCTATGAGCGTGGTTTGTGAGCGGTGCAGGCGTATCTGCCCGTTGTTCACCGGCGGCTGCAGGCTGATGATGCGCAAGCCCTTGTCGGTGCCAGGCATCACCGGCACACCGGGGAAGGCAATGCCACGCAGCGCGCTGCGCTTGATCAATTCGGAATACATGAATGCCTGAAACTGCACCGTCTCCACGGCCCAAGCCAGGCAGCCGTATTCGGCCTGCAAGTCAATGGAACGGTCAATGATGAGGTCTGGCACGCGGCGCACCACATCGGCCTCCACCACATCCATCACCATCGTCTCGCGGTTAAGGCCGCCCACCAGAATGGCCGACGGGTCACGCGCTGCGCCTTGCTTGCCAAGCGACGGATCAATCGAGCCGAAAAACAGCCAGTCATTCAGCCGATTGACCCAGAACTGCACATTCTTGAACGGCGCCGTATCGTCATTACCCGCCTCGTTCTGGTACTCCTGGTTGAATGAATCATGGTTGGTCGCCCGAATGCACATCAAGCGGTACAGCGGGCGCACGTCGGGCCAGCTGACGATTGAACCGGCATCCATCGCCGCTTTGTTGACCGTGTAAAAGTCCTTTGCTGCGGCTTCAAATTCAATCTTTTCTTCGTCAGTGCCAGTGCGGGTGTATTGAGCCTCCCACCGTTCCCACAGCGCCATGTCGTCGGGCCACTGCATGATGGCTTTGAACACTCGGCGGCGCCAGCCAGGCGCCCGGCTGACCCGGTTGATGGCGGCGTCGTAATGCAGCGAGGTTCCGGGCCAGAACACATCCATGCCGCCCTGCGGTGGGGCCAAGCCCAGCACGGCGGACAGCACAAAGTTTTGCGTCTTGTCGCGCTGTGCTTTTTGCTTGACCTGTTCGTCGTTCTCCAGATCATCCAAAAAAATCAGGTCCGGGCGGTACGGGCCATGCTTCATACCGCGCAGCTTTTTACCAGTGCCGCCGATGCGAATCTTGATGTTGTTGGCGGTCAGCGCCGTGGTGGCCTGCCAGACCCGGCCTTGACCCACGGCCTCAGGAAAGTCTTGTGCCAGGCGCGGGTTGCTGTCGAGCTCGGCCTTAATGCTCTCCAGCATCTCGGCGGCTTGCTCTTCGGTGTTCATGACAATGCCAATCAGGTGCTTGCGCGCCTTTTTGGCAATGTTGTGCTTGTCGCCATGGTCGTCCAGCCATTTGGCGCGGCAAATGCACCACAGGCTGCCCAGCTGGGTTTCATAGGTGGACTTGGCTTCACCCCGTGGTGCCTGGTGCACCTCGCGGCCATCGGTGTCGCCATCGATGACCTTGGGTAGACGCTCAAAAATGAACTGCTGAAACAGTGAGAAATGCGGTGTCGGCACATAGTGCGGAAAGTACGTCTGGCAAAAAAACTGATAGTCCAGCACCGCCCGATCGCGCCGCGTGCGGCTGGCCTCAGGGTCCGTGGGAAAAGCCTCGCACTCCAGTTCAATGGTCTGGCGCAACTCTTCGCCCAGCTTCTCCAGTTCGCGCTCGAACTCACGCCAGGTGCGCACATCCTGAATGTCCAGGGGGCCGTCGTCGCGCTCACTTGCCATAGCGCTTACCCAGAATGGCACCAATGCCGTCAATGTGGGGCTGCAGCACCCGCAGGGCTTGCGGGTCATTGGCCTTGAGATAGTCCATGATGGTTTTAAGCGTGTCCAATGCCACGCTCAAGCCGTTGTATGAGGGGTTGATACGCCCAAATGCCTTGCTGAATTTGGCGTAGGCGTCGGCCAGTTGGGCCAGAATCTGCGCCTTGTCCTGGGGCTGAATGTTTTCTGCCGCGTCCAGTTCGCGGGTGGTCACAATCACCTGGCGGGCAAAGTCTTCTACCAGTTGTTTGTTGAGATCGTCAACGCCCTGGTCGCTCACGCGGTAGGCGGCACGGGCGGTGTCCCAGTTGTCGCCACGCGCCTCGGCGCGGGCTTTCCACTCGCGAGAAGTGTCATAGCTCACGCCTGATGTGAGCGCGGCCCCAGAGAGGGGCATGCCTTCAATGTAGAGCTGGCGAACGCGGTCGCGGGTTTCTTGTGAGTGGGCCATACGCTTTGGCTAGTTCATCCGCTTGAGAATTTCAACCAGACCGGCCGCCAGCGCACCCCCCACACCGCCGCCGATAGCACCCAAACGAGCCGTTTTTTCGATCAACTTTTTGTCTTCGGCCTCCAGATTTGTCACCCGTGTGCTAACACCGTCGATGCGCTTATTGAGGTGCTCGCCCTGGTCGCTGATGGCCTTGTTGAGCTGCACGCTCTGGTCACGAATTTGACCGGACAACGCAGCCTCAGTTCGTGTGACGCGATCGCTGGTGGATTGCTCCAGGCGGCGAATGTCATTGCGAATGTCTTCAATGCGGGACGTGGTGCCTTCATGCATCGCTTTGACCGCCCCAGTGAGCAGGCCGATGCTGTGCATCACCTGCGCTATATCGGTGCTGCCGGTGTGTTGTTGGTTATCGCTCATGGGCGGTCTCGGTGGGTGGAAAAAAATCAATCAATGCGTCAAGGCTGATGCGGCAGACGGCGTATTTCTCGCGGGCGGTGTTGGCCCACTGAGCGATGTCGGAATCGGTGGCAGCGGCTCCATCCGCTGCAGCAGGGCTTGCGGTGGGCGCGGGCAAATGGGCGCCTGCGTCCGAGGCGATGGCATCGTTGAGCACGCGCACAGCGCCAAAGAGCAGACAAGCGCGGCCAGTGGTTTGAGTGGCAAGTGCATCGCGCACCTCCTTTGATTTTTGGTTGAGAGCGGTTTGCATGTTTTGCAATCCCAGGGTGAGCGCATTAGCGCGGGTTTGCGCGTCTTGCAGCGCCTTCACATCGTCGGCGCGGGCATCGGCCAAGTTAGTGGCGTAACCGCGTTTGAGCTCGGCTACCTCGGCCCTGTGACCCGCCTCTAGCCAGCCGCCATAGATAGCCGCTGCAAACACGGCAACAACAATATGGGATACCAGCGTGCCCCAGCGTTCAAAGAACGTCATTTGCACGCCCCTTGACCCCAGCCAGCGGCGGTGTAAAGCGGAGTGTGCTTACGCAGAATGACATCGGGGTAATGCTGGTTTTCTGCCTGGCTGGCTGGCGTGACGCCGGGGTTGAGTTTGCAGGTGTTGTCCAGGCATAGACCGGGTGTCTGGCTGATCTTTTGGCGCTTGTAGACCCAGCCTAAGCCGCCGTTGTAGGCGCTGAGGGCGAAGGCCATGCGCTCGCAATCGTCTGCCGCTTTGATGCGGTCAGCCAACCACTTGTCATAGGTGACCAAGGCGCGCAAAGCCCACACTGGGTTCGTGGGGGCACGGTCACCCAAGCTGGCATAGAGCCCGCCGATCCAGTTGCTGGTGGACGGCATGAACTGCGCGATGCCCATGGCACCCACCGGGCTGCGAGCCGATGCACGCCAGCGGCTCTCCTGGTGCACTTGTGCGGCGAATGTGGCTACCGGTGCACCCAGGCCCCAAGCCAATTGGGCTTCTCGCTTGAGCGTGAGACGATGTTGCTGTGCCTCGCGTGGGATGCTGTCAGCGGCGTGGGCTATTGACCAGGCAGTGAGGGCGCCAAACACGCCCATCAAAAGCGCTAAGCGACAAAGCCATAAGACTGCCAACTGCCGCCGATGGCCGCGCATTTGGTTACCGTCCATATCAGGCGCCCAGACCGACGCAGATCAGGCAAGCGGCCACGATGATGGCGCGGCGCAACATGGACTGGCTGAAGGTGCCCGCAGTGAGGATGACGCCAGATACTTGCGTAGCCTGGCCGCTTGGCCTGCCGTCATCAATCTCGGGCTGATCGTCCAGCAAATACGTGTGCGGGCGGTCATACGGAAACAGGGCACGGTCCAGCCAGTAGCCGCCCCAACCACCAAGCGCCATTAAATGCACTTTGTAGGCCGTAACAGCCATGACGCTACCCGGCCATGTAGCTTGCAGCAACAGCGCCAGCAGTAAAAAAACAAGTGTGAGAAAAAGCCAACCAAAGAGACGCGGAACACCCATGACAACACCTTTTAAAGCCCCGGCAAATGCCGTATGAAGAAGGGCTTTAGTGTGTTTGGGTTAGCGGCTTAGGTAAGCGTGGGAAATGCTTCGCGGGGTGACAGGCTATGAGCAGGATGGTGCAATGGCAACCATATTTCCAACAGGAGTTCGGCATGACAAAGCAAGATCACGCGCAGGCGTTCAATGTAGCGCAGGGCTGGGAGTGCAAAACCAAATGCGCAGCACAAGCACTGCGCAACGTATTCGTTGCAGCGGTGTGCAAACAGTATGAGATCCTGGTTAACGAACAGGTAATGAATGCGCTGCTGGATCAGCGTGCAGGCAAGCCTGTATCTGTGGAAGAAGTGCGGCAAAAACTTGCCCAACTGCGTCAGCTTGCTCTTGAGGTGTTGACCTGATTACCATGTTTTTAATGGCACCTGTGCCAATCAGGGCGCAGACCAAGCTGCTGGTGACATCAGCAGCTTTGGAATTGATTTGTTCTTCATTCATGGCGGTTGCCTTTTAGGTGGTTTGTTCAAGGGGGACCTTGATGCGTACTATTGAAGCGCCTCAACATCGTCATAGCACCCAGCAACAGCATTGCCGTACATGAAGGCATTTCGCATTGGACTAGTCAAATCCTGCCATCCGTTCAGTTGACCCATCCCCTCCAAGGCAGAAGCAAACGTGTGCAAATTGCTTGCATATTCGGCACGCATGGTTGCTGCAGTAAAGCACTGACTCGGCACACCAAAAATGGGCTCAACTTTGTCACGCAAAGCCTGCGCTGCTTTCACATAAGCCTGCCGGTCTTTCATGCTTCTTTTGTTGAAAATGCCCGTCTCTTCAACTGGCTGTTTTAACTGGTCGTAAATAGCGCGGGCATCGGCGTAGCTGATTTTTCCATGCGCAAATGGTACGTCCTTTTTGACCGCTTCTGACTGCTCGGCCTTGGGTGGTTCCTTGCTACACGCGACCAACAGGCCAATGGTAAGCGCGGCCAAAAAATACTTCTTCACGGGTGCTCCCTTTCTAACTGGTTGTTGATTAACTTACTTGGCCGCTTTAGAAAGCGCCTTGATTGAGGCCTTAACTCGCTCGCTTAGTTCTGTATTCCAAAAACCGTCTTCCGCCATCTCCACCATCACGTGTACCTGACGGCGCTCGTCTACTGTATGGCCAATGGTCGGAAGCTTGGCGAAGGGCAGTTTCTTTGCAGATACTGCTACCACGGGTGCCGCTCGCTCCATGCACGCTAGCGCTTCCAACTGTGCGCCAGCGTGCATCCAAGCGCGGAACTCAAGCCACAACAGATCAATTTGGTCGCGCTTGCAAAGCAAGTCCGTTTCTAGCGCAGCCAGTTTCTGTGCATAGGCCCTGCACTCTGTCGCTGTAGGCAGTGGGTCATCGCGTAGCGACGGAAATTGCATGGACTGCATTGCAGCCACACTGGCTTGGTACTGGACGAAGTATTGATCTAAGGATGCTTGGCTGGCAGCAGGCATGGCGGTTGCCTTTCAGGATGATTGATCTAACTTGATTCCATGCGAAGCCAGGATGCCAACTAGTGCTTGCCTTGCTGCGTCAGCAACTTCCTTACTTGGCATCGCCCGTGCCAGGCGCAGAAATGCCAGTTCATTCGGTGTCGTAGCCACGTTCTCAACACGCTCACCGGTCAGCACATACATCACGTCTACCCCAAATGGGGCGACCCGAGCCAAGTACTGGCTTGGAAGGCTTTTCACCTGCCCTGTTTCGTAAGAAATCTGTGACCGCGTTGAAGTATCAGCCGCTTCAGCCATGGACTTCTGAGACAGCTGTAGCCGCAAACGCTCGCTTTTAAGTCGATCGCCTAGATGCATGAATAAACCTTCACTAAAAATAATGCTTGATAGTGAAGATATCTTCACTATAATTAAACCCAACACACGTAGTCCGTGTGATCACTTAACAAGTTAACCAGAGGATAACGCATGCATCCAGAACACATTAAAGCGGCCATGCGCATAGCGGGCATCACGCCAGCCATGCTGGCCGATGAATTGGAAGTGTCTCGCTCCACTGTGTCGCAGGTTATGAATGGCCGGTCTACGTCGGCCCGTATTCAGGCGCGCATTGCAGAAATCACCGGACTGTCGGTCAACACCTTGTGGCCCGCCAAGCCGCGTCTGGTGTTGCGCCGGGCTGTGTCTGTGCAAAAGATGACGGCGTCGGAGCGCCGTGAAAAAACCCGCCGCGAGCGCGAGCGCCGGGAGCAGGAGCGCCGGGTGGGAGCAGCAGCATGATCACCGCCCTCCTGACCCGCTGCAAGGACTGCGCCCCGCTTGTGGTGCTGGAAGGCAGGCCGTTCAACGGTCTGGAAATCCGCCCCGCCGACTTACGCGCCATGGCGCAAAAGCTGATTGCCATAGCCGATATGGCGATGAACTTGCCCACTGGTGGCAAGCACTGGAAACCCACCACCGTGACGCTGGGCGCAGCCGTGCCGGAGCAAGCGGTTATTTCTGGTGCGCAGATTGAGGAAAGCCGGATAGCGCGGAAACAAGCCCAGCTAGATCGCGCAGCATTTGGTCGCCTTGTGTATCAGTGCTTCGCTCCTGACGCTGATGCAGCGTGTGCTGGCGATTTGCTGGCTGACAAAGTAAAGACCGTGGCCGATGGCGTAGTGAAACAAGCAAAAGGGAGCAGTCATGACTAAAAAACAAACAACTGAGATGGTTGAAGCAAATGTGCAAACTGTGCGCACTTTGGAATTCACCATGGAAGACGCGATCGCCGCCGAGCAATTGGGCATCGTGTTGGGAGGGGCTATTGGCGACCGCATCACGCGGGCCGTGGTGTCTTACAACATGGCGGCCCGGCTGGCGGTTGAGGCGGGCTACCTGCTGCTGAGCGTGAAGACGGAAGTCGGGCATGGGCAGTTCATGGACCGCGTTGAGGCGCTGGGGCTGTCGTATCGGCGGGCCGCCGAACTGATGCAGTCGGCTAAGTTCGCCACCATGCTGCCTGAGGCGAAGCGCGCCGAACTGCTGACTTTGCCCAAGTCCAAAGTGCTGGCCCTCGCCAGTGCCGACCCCGCTGTGATTGAACAGATGCTCGAAGACGGCGACATGTCTGATTTGCGCAGTCTCAGTGTGCGTGCCATGCGCCTGCGATTCAAGGAAATTGAAGACGAGTCCGCCAAGCGTGTCAAACGCCTGGAGGCTGAGCTGGCGCACCGCGATGCCGTGATTCAAAAGCTCAAGAAAAGAGAAGTGCAGCGCGAGTTTGACCCGCTTACCCACATGGTCCGCGACGAGTGTTTGGCTTATCAGGGTGGCATTGACGTCAATACACAAAGCCTGGGCGCTTTGTTTGACGAAGTAGCTAAGGACAGTCCAGACGCGCCCGAGTGGCACCTGCGTTTGGAACAAATTTGGTTTGCAGTTCATGCGGCATCGGCACGGGTTGCCCTCTTGTTAGAGCGCGTACGACAAGAAATGCCAATACCCTACCCCGAGCAGGCAACCACACCCAACATGCTTACGCCCGATGAGGCTGAGCGTTGGGCCTTGGAGTGGGACACCATGACCAGCCAAGCCAAGGTGAGCGCGGCGGTGCGTGCCGAGCTGCGCGCCCAGGATGGCCCGCGTGGTGTCGGTCGCCCCAAAGGCAGCAAAGCTGCCAAGGCAGACAAGGCCTAAACCATGCGCCGCACGACCGCACTGTCACTGATGCACCCGGTTGACCCCGCGCAGCCCCTGGCCGTGCGCCCGGTTGGTCAAGTGATCGCCCTGCGCCAGCGTGACCCGTGGCGAGAGGCCAGCGAGGCACAGCGCACCGTAGCCATTGCCCGCCATGACGTGGTGAGCTATGTGCTGCAGCTAGAACTTACCGGCCTGTCGGCAGGGCGCGCCATTGAGCTGATGCTGGCCCGCGCCGAGTTAAGCCAACTGCACCCGCACATGGCTTTGGCGCTTAAAGCATCGGCCAAGGCCGGGCGCAACGCCCCCACGCGCACGCCCGTCTTTGACTGGCGCAAGACTGTTAAAGACGGCGGATCGCGGGTTGAACTGATTGAGCAGCACAAAGGCAAGGTGACCCATACATCACCCGCTTGGTGGGGCCCCGCGCTGGAGTATTTCAACAACCCGAGCCAGCCGGACATGAGCGCCGTGTGGCGGCGCCTGACCGAGGTGGACGGCTTTGCCTGCACCTATGAGCAAGTGCGCAGCTACCTCACCAGCGTGCCCGCCATGGTGGGGCGCAACAGCCCGGCCCGCATCGGCCGCAACCTTTACCGATTGACTGAGAAAGCCTACGTGAAACGATCAACTGAAAACGCGCTGTCCGGCGATGTGTACGTGGCCGACGGCTACCGCGCCGATGTGTACCTGGCACACCCTGTGACCGGAAAGCTGTTTCGCCCCGAACTAACGGTGTCTATTGACCTGCGTAGCCGCATGGTGGTGGGCTGGCGTGCGGATGAGCACGAGGGCACCTACGCGGTGCAAAACATGTGGGCTGAGTGTTTTGTCCGCTACAACCATGTGCCCCTGTTTTTGTACGTGGACAACGGCAGCGGCTACAAAAACAAGCTGATGAGTGATGACGTCGTCGGCTTTTACGGCCGCGCCGGGGTGCAGCAAATCATCCATGCCATACCCGGCAATCCGCATGGCAAAGGCTGGATTGAGAGATTCTTTCGCACTGTCAAGGACGACTTCCTGAAGCTGTGGATGCCCCAGTTTTACTGCGGTACCGACGCCGCACCCGAGGCCCTGGGCCACACCGTGAACGAGGTGCGTGCAGGCCGCCTGCAGCTGCCCAGCATGGAGGCGTTTACCGAAGCGTTTAACGCGTGGATTGAGCGCTACGCGCAGCGCGCCCACCCCGAGGATGCGAGCCGTAGCATTGCCAGCATTTGGGCTGGACTGGTGCCGGTGCCCCCGGCCAGTGACGTGAGCGAATTGAAACGCCAGGCCACGCTGCTGACCGTGCGCCGGGGCATGCTGCAGCACGGCAAGAGGCTGTACCGGCACCCGGACCTGCTCTCGTTCAACGGCACGCAACTGCTGCTGGAGTACGACTTGATGGACAACGCGGTGGGGGTGGTGCGCACGCCGGAAGGCCGCTGGGTCTGCGATGCGCACCTGGTGCAAACCATCGACGCCATTGACACCACGCGCCTGGAAGAAAAACGCGTGACCCGCGCCTCTGACGCTATCAAGCGCCTCGAACAAAAGATTGACGAGCAAAAGGCCCGCTCCGGTTTGCTGATCGACGTGGACGCTACCGCGCAGGCCGTGATTGACCACCTACCGGACCTGCTGGTTGAGCATGCAGACACAACGTCTGCAGACGACGCCATCACGCTTGACCTGACCGAGCCCTTTAGCTCCGGCCCCACTGATACAGACATTCTTGGAGACTTGGCATGACCGCAACTACCCTCGCCCTTCCCGCCACCGTGTGGCCTGCGCACTACACCGCCGCCGATGTGGCCCTGATTGAGCGCATTCGTGCCTGGATGGCCGAGCGCAGCTACAGCCAGGCCTCGCTGGCCCGGCTGAGCCGCATCTCGGCCAGTTCCATCAACCAGATTCTTAAAGGCAATTACGCGACCAGCCCGGCGAAGTTGTTGGCAAACATTGACAGCGCGATGCGCAACTTTGATGAAGGCGGAACCGACAGCAGCGCGCCGGTGGAAACCAGCATGTACAAGCTGGCTTTTTCTGCTTGCGGCATGGCCCGGCGTTATCGTAATTTTGCGGTGCTGACCGGCTTTGTTGGGACGGGAAAGACCTACGCTCTCAAGCGCTATGCCCGCGCCAACCCCAACACGCATTTGATCGAAGCCACGCCGACCATGACGCCGCAAAGCCTGGTACGCCTGCTGAGTCGCGTCGTGCTGGGCGTAGATGCCAAGGGCAGCATGGATGACAAGTTCCGATCGGTGGTTGATGCGCTGCGCAACACGGACAGCTTGCTGATCGTGGACGAAGCCGAGACGCTGACGCCCCACCAGTTGCACACCTTGCGCCGTTTGCGTGACCTCGCCAACATCGGCATTGTGCTGGCCGGGACGGAATACCTCACCGGGCTGATCAAGCCTGAGCGGGGGCAGTTTGACCAGATCCGCAGCCGCTGCGGCTTTTGGCCGGAGACCGTGCGTTCTATCACCGCAGAAGACGCCGCCGCGTTGGTGCAGGCCAACCTGGGTACGGAGGATGTAGCCGACGACGTGGTGGAGCGCTTGTTCAAGTACAGCCGTGGCAGTGCCCGGATGTTGGTCGAAGGCCTGCTGGCGGCGCTGCAACATTTTCGCAAGGGCCGCCCCCTCACCGTAACCCTGGTCGACGCCGTGGCCAAGCAGGCGCTGTGCTTGCAGAGTCTGGCGTAAAGGGGCACAAAATGGACTCATGTTTGACTGAAAACACAGCTGTCAAAAAAGGCCCTTTGCTGGCCTGTCATGTGGTGATCAAGATGCCTGATGGCTCACGCGGTGAGCACAAAGGGTTTTACTACCACCGCCTCGATGCGCTGGACCGGGCCATGGAATTGTTCCCCGATGCGAAGGTGATCAGTGTGTGTGGCGGCAAGGCCAGGATGGCTGCGGTATGACGCGCCATACCTGCAATGAACTGGGTGTGTGCCAAAGCCGTACACCTGCCTGCCCGGACTGCACCGCGCTACGCCTGGCGCCCGGTGTGATCGATGGCCCCTACCGGCGCGAGTCGCCTGTGACCACCTGGGCAAAAAATGCCACGCAAGCCCTGCGCCCTTTGGCCGCGTACCTGATGGGGCCGAATCCATGAGCGTCGCCACATTGACCAATACCTGTGCAGCCTGCGGTGCAGAGGAAAGCCTGGACGCCTTGCTGCTGCGCATGATTGATGACGACCAGGTGCGCCGCCTGATTGCCGATGTGCTGTCCACCAGCCTGCCCTTGGGCGGCTTGATGGTGCGCTACCTGCGGCTGCACAAGCCGGCCAAGCAGAAGCTGCGCATGGACAAGTGCGCCAAGGTGCTGGCCGAGTTAGTACCGGATGTGCAGCGCACCGCGATACAGCGTAACGGCCGCACCTGGGCAGTGAGTCTGGACAGCTGGAAGGCCGCGTTCCAGGCAGTGTTTGACGCCGCAACCAAGGGCACGCTCACGCTGCCGCTGGAGGGCAATGGCTACCTCTACGCCACGTTGATGCGCATGGCCGATAAAACCGAAGGGCAGCAGGAGCGCCAAACCGAAGCCGATCGCGCCAGGCCGCGCCAGGACACCGTGCAGGTGAAGGGCCAGATCATGACGATTGGCCAGGGGCTGGAGAGCGTCTATGGCAGCAATGCGCCGTCCATCGCGCCATTGCCCACGGTGGACAGGCCGCTCGCCCTTCAGAGGCCGCGAACGGAAAGCCACATGGTGCGGGCCATCAAGGCAGAGATTGCCGCCAAGGCTGCGCAGGCCAATGCTGCCCCCAAAGATTTACCAACTGAAAAAGGACTTCCCCATGAATGAACAAAAAGAGATCGTGCCCGCTGGGTACTGGAAAGACGCCAACGGCTCCCTGGTGCCTGTAGCAAAGATCAAGGACATTGACAAGCAGCGCCACCAGTGTGTGACCCAGCTGGCCGAGGAAGCCAAGAAGGCCAGCGCAGCATTGATGAGCTTCAAGCTCTGTGCCATGCAAAAGGTGCAGGATTTTGTAGATCAAAGCCTGGCGCAGTACGAGGTGAAGCACGGTGGCAAGAAGGGAAATATCACTCTGGTGTCGTTTGACGGCCGCTTCAAGATTTCCCGAACCATGCAGGACTCAATCACCTTTGACGAGCGCCTGCAGGCCGCCAAGGCCCTGGTGGACGAATGCGTTAAGGCCTGGAGCAAGGGCAGCAACGACAACATCAAGGTGCTGGTCAATAACGCGTTCCAGGTGGACAAGGCGGGCAGCGTGAATGTCGGCCGCATCTTGAACCTGCGCACGCTCAAGATTGAAGATGAGAAGTGGCTGCGCGCCATGACGGCCATCAGCGACAGCATGAAGGTGCACAGCACCAAGCCCTATATCCGCTTCTATGAGCTGGATGAACGGACTGGCGACTACGTGCCTATCTCGCTGGATGTGGCGGCGTTATGAAAATTCAGCACTTCAAGATATCTGACAACGAGGCTGAGGTTGTGCTGGCAGTTGATAGGACTGTCTTGACGCCCGAACTGGCAACTGAAATCAACAATTTTCTGAGCAGCGCTTCGGAGCGTCTTAACGAACAAGATGGTGATGTAGTTCTTACCGTAGTGAGAATGTTTGGCTCGGTGGCGATTGCTCACATGCTCTCAGAAGGGCCTGCGCATTTCGGAATGAACCGCGCCGATCAATCGAAGTACTGGACAGAAAAGGTGCTTGAACTCGAATACGAGGGCTGGCCGACGGCGGAAGGCTTGGGTATTCGCATCATTGAGGCGTGTGTGGATATTCCTGATTATTTCTCTGTCGAGATGGAAGAACTTGTCGTTGGCATCGAAGGCGGTGGATTATGAGTCGCCCATGCAAGTTGCAGCTCAACAACAAAGGGGCGTGGCGTGATGTGCTTCCCTTTGATCTCGATGTGGTGAATAGTGATGAGGTCCAAGAAGCTGCCGCCATGCTGGTGAGTGCTGCTGACCCGTCTGGCAATACCCGCCTGCGCATCGTGATCGCCGACAGCCTGCAGACCGCCCTGGTTCGATGGGATGCAACGCATGGATGGAAAGACGCCATCCACTGAGCCAGTACGCCCTGACCCATAAGGGTTAGGGGCTTTTTCAAAGCCGGTTTGTAGCGTCTTTGAAAAGGGAATAAAAGCATGACATCACTCACCAAACACAAACTTCAACTGCTTGGCATCGCCAAAACATGGGCCTGCAAAACTGTTCCTGGCTGGGACGATCAGATGCACCGCGACATGCTGGCGCGCCATGGCGCAATGGCGCTGCCTGGTGCGCAAGGCCGGGTGTCTGCCACCACCATGAGCCTGCCCCAACTGGAGGCCATGCTGGAGGACTATGCGGCCCGTGGCTGGCCGCGTGTGCATCGCCAGCATGCCCAGAGCCAAGACGGTCAGCGCGTGGTGCGCGCCGTGCCTGAGCGCATTGCCACCATCGTGCGGCTGTGGGGCCGCATGGCGACGGTGGGAAAGGTACAAAACGGCAGTCGCACCGCGCTGCTGCAATGGTGCGAGCGCCAGGTGCAGCACATCGTGCCCAATCTGGATGCGCTGACGGTGCCCGAGTGCCAAAAGATCATTGAAGGCTTGAAGCAATGGCTGGGCCGTCCATGAAAAAACGAGGCGCCCGCCAGCCCGCGCACCGCGAAGCCCGCCCGGACAATGCCGTGCAGCAGTGGCCGGGGGTGGACGATGAGCTGTTGACCACGCTGCCGCCCGTGCTGCGTGCCGTGGTGCGGGCGCTGGGTTTTGGACGGGCGCGTGAGTTTCTGGAAAGCCGGGGCGGTGCGCCGATCTGGGTGCCCGCACTCAAGACGGCCGCGTGGGGGCTGAGCCCCGATGAGATGGCGCGCTTGCGCCAGGTGCTGGAGCCGCACCTGACCGAGACCCGGCGTATCACCTTGCCCAAGGTGGACAAGTTGTTTTTGAAATACCGAAACGAACAAATTGCGCGTGACCGGGGTGAGCGCACAGCTCGTGACATTGCCCAAGCCCATGCGCTGACCACGCGCCAAGTGCTCAATATTTTTAAACAGGTCGAGGGCGATGTGACGCGGCCCAAAGAAGCTGCGGCCGCAGAGTTCAAACGCCGCCAGATTGATTTTTTTGATTTCTAGATGATCCTCTAGCGCGGTGCCATGCCGTGCAGCCGTTTGACCGCATTCATTCGCACTTTAAAAGCCATAGTCCCTACGCCTGTATCAAAAAGGCATTGGCCGCATCCTAGGCCGTTTAAAGGCCCCGCAAGTTCACAGCTTGCGGGGCCTTTGTTTTTGGGTCTGAAACGTTTCCCGCGTTTTTCTAAGTCTCCATAAATTTGACACTGCTTACATCGAACTAGATGGAGCGCACAGCGTGTCAGAAAAAAACAAACAGCAACAGGTCAGCACGGCCAGCATGTCTTTCATGCTGGAGCCGGGTGAGCCCGACGCCGCTGGCCTGAAGGCGGTGCCCACCGAGGCGCACCTGCTGCCGCCCGGCCCGTTCCGCTCTATTGATGGCCGTCCTTTTGACTGCGAGGCGTGGGCACTTGATACGGTCATTGCAAAGCGTGTGATTGAGCGCATGGCCGTTCAGAAAAATGATGTGTTGATTGACTATGAGCACCAAAGCTTGCTCAAGGAATTCAACGGGCAACCGGCACCAGCTGCGGGTTGGTTCAAGGCCTTGTCCTGGCGCGACGCTGGTTTGTATGCCACCGGCATTGCTTGGACGGCTGACGCCGCCGAGTGCATTGCTGAAAAAGAGTACCGCTACATCAGCGCCGTATTCACCTACTACCCGAGCACTGGCGAGGTGCTGGAGATTATTTCCGTCGCCCTGACCAATACCCCCGCACTGGACGGCCTGGACGCTTTGAGCGCACGGGCGGCTTTGTCGCGGTCTGTTTTTTCAACACCAACCCACTCTACAAAGGATTCCGAGATGGATAAAGACCAGCAAATTGCAGCGCTGACCAGTGAGCGTGATGCACTCAAGGCGCAAGCGGCACCCGTCGCCACATCGATGGCGGCATTGACCGCCCAGGTAGCCGCGCTGACCAGTGAGCGCGACACGGCCAAGACCGGGCTTGCCGCCCTGACCGCACAGGCTGAAAAAGACAAGCATGGCGAACTGATGACTGCCGCCTTGACCGATGGGCGCTTGGCCCCGGCGCAAAAGCCGTGGGCTGAAAAGCAAAGCCTGGCCGTTCTGACTGAATTCCTGGACGCCACCGCGCCCATCGTGAACAAAGACCGACAGGCGCCTGCAGGCGGGCAAGGTGGTGGCGCTGGTCTGAGCGAGGTTGAGCTGGCTGCCTGCACCCGCATGGGTGTGACGCCCGAAGCCTTCCTGGCCGCCAAGAAGTAAACCAACCCCGTTTTATCAGGAGTACCTCACATGATTACCCAAGCGCAACTTGACGCGTTGAAGACCACGCTCAAAGCCCGTTTTAATGCGGGCCTGGCGATGAGCCCCGATGACTGGAAAAAAGTCGCGGGCTATATTAAAAGTGACAGCAAGAGCAACACCTATGCCTGGCTGACGCAGTTCCCGGCTTTCCGCGAATGGGTGGGTAGCCGCTTGCACAAGGCGCTGGCCGAGAAGGCTTACACGGTGGTCAACAAGAAGTTTGAAGCCACCATTGATGTGCAGCGAACGGACATTGAAGACGATACGTTTGGGCATTACGGCACGGTCGCTGAAGGTCACGGCCAGTCTGCTACGGACCTGAAGAATGACCTGATCTTCCAGGCGTTGACAGCGGGCTTTTCAAGCGCTTGCTATGACGATCAGTTCTTTTTTGATAGCGACCACCCGATGTATGCCAACGAGGACGGCACGGGGGCGGTGACGGTGCAAAGCAATATGCAAGCGGGTGCGGGTGCCCCCTGGGTGATGTTGTGTACCAAGCGGGCACCCAAGGCGCTGTACCTGCAGGAGCGCATACCTGCCACCCTGGACTCGGTCACCAGCGCACAAAACCAGAATGTTTTTGATTTGGACGTCTACTCGTTTGGCGGGCGCTACCGTGGTAATGCGGCCTACGGGTTTTGGCAGTGCGCCTTTGGCAGCAAGGCGGCGCTTGATGTGGCGAACTTTAATGCGGCTTACAACGCCATGGGGACCTGCAAGGGTGACGGCGGGCGCAAGCTGGGTATCTTGCCCGACACGCTGGTGGTGGGCGTCAGCAACCGGGTGGCCGCTGAGACGCTGCTGCTCAAGCAGACGCTGGCTACTGGTGAGAGCAATACCAACTACAAGCGCCTGGAGCTGGTAGTGACCCCTTGGCTTGATTAAGGACTAAGCAACCATGAAAACATTGTTTGTACGCATCGTGCTCAAGGCCGGTCCTGAAAAATTCTTCCGCTGTGGCGTGGTGTTCACTCGTAACTGGTGCCGCGTTGAGGTTGACAAAGCAACCGCCGAACGCCTGCACGGTGAGCAGATGCTGGAGATGACGGACACCGAGCCGGAAGACTTTGCCATTGACGAGAAGCCACTGGACCAGGCTGAGATCGACACTCTGGTTGCTGCCGATACGAGGGCCAAAGCCGAGTCATATCGCAAGGCCGCTGCCGAGATGCGAGCTAAAAGCGAGGCAGACCTCCAAGCTGTAATGTTGTTGCAAGATCAGGCAGAGGCAGATCGAAATGCCGCTGCTGTGATTTTGGATCAAGCAAAGACCGATGCCAAAGTTGCGGCTGACATGCTAGAAAAAGCAGAGGCTGATACCAAGGCCGCCACGTCTACCAAGGCCAAGAAGTAAGCCATGACCTACGCAACCCGTCAAGACTTGCTGGACCGCAGCAATGCGCGCCGCCTGGCTCAGTTGGCCGTACCGGCTGATGTGGCCATGGCGCCACTGGAGGCGGTGCGTGCGGCCTTGACGGGCGGCGACCTGAGCAGCTTTGATGCCGACACACAAGAGGCTGTAGCGCTTGCGCTGCGGGCTATTGATAACGCGTTGGCCGATGCTGACGCGCTGATCGCCAGCTACGGCGTGCCCGCTGCGCCCACGCCGGCCGTGCTCACGCGCATGGCGTGCACGGTGGCCCTGTATTACCTGCAGGGTGCCGAGCGGCTGGAGAAAACGGATGCGCTGGCTTACGACGGCGTGATGCGCCTGCTGGCGCAGCACAAGCGCGGCGAGATTGACCTGACGCCAGGCGCGGCGGCGGGAACGACGGTCAGTGATGGCGACACGGTGGCGGTGGAGTCTGCCCCCGGCCGGTACGGCGGAACCTATACAAGCGAGGTGGTCTGGTGATCTCGCTCACACCCATCGTTGCCCTGATTGCTCAAGCCCGGCCCGCCGGATTTGAGCGCGACTGGTTTCGCCAGGTGGGCGGTGCCGCCGAGTTTGCCAAGCTGGCGGGCGTTGAGCGCATACCGCTGCCCGGCTGCTGGGTGGTGCGTGCCGCCGATGCGGTGCGCCCTGCGGGTGAGCGGGCCGAGGATGTGGCGCTGGCGTTTGACGTGGTGATTGCCATCACGAATGAGCGCATGGCCACGGCGGGTGAAACGGATGATGCGCTTTTGCGTTACCGGCGCGCCGTGCATACGTTGCTACTGGGATATGAGTTTGCCCAACCCGCTCAAGCGCTGAATGCCCCGGTGCTGCGGCCCATCACCTTTGGCGGCGGCCAGGTGATTGAGTACACCGACGGTGACCTGTGGTGGCATGACCGCTACGCGTTTGATGCGCACCTGACCAACTATTTACCCGACCCGCCTGCTTATGCAGGGCTGGTCAACCTACCTGTAACGAATGGAGTTTCTTTATGATTTCTTTTGCTCAAATTCCTTCCGCGTTGCGCTACCCCGGCGCCTACATTGAGATTGACGGCTCGCAGGCCGGTCTGGGGGGTGACATTCCGGCTGTGCTGATCGTGGGGCAAAAGCTCGCCAGTGGCACGGCGGCGGCGGGTGAAGTGAGCCTCGTGTCGAGTGTGGCAGACGCGCAGGCCAAAGCGGGCGTAGGCTCCATGCTGGCGAAGATGGTGGAACGCTACCGCGCTATTGACCCCGCGCTTGATGTGTACATGCTGCCCTATGCAGACAATGCGGTGGGTGTAGCTGCCACGGGCAACGTCACGGTGACGGCGTCGCCCACGGCCAGTGGGGTGTTGTCACTCTACATTGCCGGCAATTTGGTGACTGTTGGCGTGACTGCCGCACAAACACCGACGCAAGTGGCTGCATCTATTGCGGCAGCGGTGAACGCAGACAGTGCTAACCCGGTCACCGCAACTGCGGCCGTCGCGGTGGTGACGTTGACGGCCAAGCACAAAGGGACCTGCGGCAACAACATTGATTTGCGCCTGAACTTGTATGGCGAGGCCGCGCCTGCCGGATTGACGCAAACCATTACAGCCATGACGGGTGGCGCTGGCGACCCTGCGCCGGGGAGCCTGACGGCAATAATTGGGCAGAAGTGGTTTCGCTATGTGGCGCTGGGCATGAACGATGCCGACACTTTGGCTGCCTGGCATGCAGAATCTCAAGCCCGCTACAAGCCGCCGGTGCAGGCCGGGTTCAGAGCATTTACAGCATTCCGTGGTGATTACGCGAGTGCCGTGACGTATGGCACCAGCAAGAACTATGAGCACATCAGCACCTTGGCGTTGGAGTTGAACCCCACTAGCACCTGGGAGGGTGCAGCCATTGCCGCAGCGGCAGCAGCGCCCAAGCTGTACAACAACCCGGTCGAGAGCCTGGAGGGCACGCCGCTGGTGGGCATGGTGGGTGTGACCTACTACGAATGGACGCAATCGAATAGCCTGTTGTTCAAAGGGATGAGCGTGCTACAAATGACGAAAGACGGGTCTTGCAGCATCAAACGTCTTGTCTCGATGTACCAGACCCGTGCCGACGGCAGCACAGACGATGCGTACCTGGACATCAATGCCGCCGAAGTGATGGAGCGCATTCGGTACGAGCAGCGCATGGGTGCCATCAAGTTGTTTACGGGCACGGCGGCCGCCAAAAGTAATGAGGGCTATCGGCCGGGTCTGCGTATTACCACGACGGATGACGTGCGGGCTTATTTGCTGAGTCTGTACCAGCTCACGCTGATGCGTGAGTACGGCTGGGTACAGGCCTACGACTATTACAAAAGCACCCTGGTGGTAGAGCAAGACCCGACGAACCCAAGCCGCTTTAACTTTGTGGACCGGCCGGTGCCGCTGAGTCCGTTTTACATCCTGGCTGGCCGGGCACAGTTCCGTAAATCGGTCTAAGCCAGGCCTATTTTGAAACCCTTTTGAAAGACCTTTAAACATGGCTCAAATTGTCAATATCAAAACCGTGAGTGTGCCCAGCATTGGCAAGCTTCCGCTGGCACAAAACCCCGGCACATTCAAGCCGTCGGGCGTGAAGCGTGAACACAAAGCGGGTCGTTTGGCCGAGGACGGCGGCTACACAGAGACCAGTACACCTGCTGTTGCCGAGCTCAATATCCATTTAACGCCTGGCATTAATGTCGCATCTTTGAATGCGATCAAAGATGAGAATGTGACCGTGCGACTGAGCGATGGCACGGTCCACATGATGGGCCAGGCGTTTGCCAGCGATGTGGTGCCGGTGGGCGACGGCGAAAGCAAGCTGACCTTGACCAGCAACGTTAGCGAACCGATGTAAGCGCACGATGAAGCTGAAACTACGATACCCGCTCAATATCGGCAAAATTGAGTTGACCGAACTGAATCTGCGTGACCACACGATTGCCGCCGACTATCTTGCCTTTGACCAGCGCGGCGGTGTGGCCCAGCGCATTGCGCTGATTGCCAGCGTGGCAGGAACAGACGAGGAAGTGATTAAACGACTGCGCGGTGTGGACTACCGGCGCGCTGAGACCGAAGTGGACCGCCTGATGAAAGAGGACGAAGCTGAAGCCGAGGGCGGTGAGACGGTTGAACCCGCCAAGGTACTGGAAAAAAAGTAGTGCGCGTGGTGCGGGCGGTGGCGCTGGTGACCAGCGTGATGCACCAGCCGCTGCCCGTGGTGAAGGCCCTATCTCTGCGCGAGTTGTATGTATGGGCGCGGGTATCTGCCGTGATGGTGGGCAAAGAGTTTTGAGGGTGACCACCGACTGAACTATTTCCCGCGCATACGCACGCGGCCCTAAAAATTAAGCTCCATGCACTGAATGTGTATGGGGCTTTTTTTATGATTTTTGTTTTTGTAGCTAGGGGTGGCGTGTGAGCGGCGCGGCGGTAGATGTAGCCGTCCGTATTGCGTTGCAAGACAGCGCGACACCAGGCATAGACAAGGCGGCTCAGAAGCAGCAGCAGGCATTTGGTAAAACAACTGCGGCAGTTGAGCAGGGCAATGCCCGCCAACGCACCAGCTATGAGCGCACATCCCAAGCGCGTGAGCTGCTGGGCGTGCGCAGTGAGCAGCGCATTCAACGCGAGATTGCACAGACCGAGGCGGCCTACAAACGCCTGATGGTCGCAGGCAAGCTTAGCGCCCAGGAACAGGCCCGCGCGTTGGACGCCACTACGAGCAAGGTGACGAAGCTAACGAATGAAATGGGCAAACTCACAGCGGCGCAAGATAAAGCGGCCCGCAGTGCCGAGCAGCAGGCCCGTGGCGCCAAGGCGTTGCAGGTGGGCGGCGCAGTGGTGGCGGGTGTTGTGGCTGGTAAGTACGTGCTGCAGGCACCTGTCAAAGAGGCTATTAGTTATGACCGCCGGTTGGCGAATATGGCTAACACGGCCTATTCAGAGCGAGATGCGACGGGGCGAAAGATCGGCATGACCACGCTGGAGGGGTCTATCAACTCAGCACGTAAGTTTGGTGGCGGCACCCGTGAGCAAGCGGCCGAAGCGTTGGATAAATTGATTGCGTCGGGAACAGTTTCAGACCGTGACGCGATGGCCATGTTGCCGGGGATCATGAAAGCATCGACAGCGTCGGGCGCAAGCGCGAGTGAGTTGGCAAATATTGCAATTCGCTCAAAGCAGAGTTTCAAAATCAAAGCGGAAGACTTGCCTGCGGTGCTGAGCGCCGCGATGGTGTCGGGCCAAGCAGGCGGGTTTGAGCTCAAGGATATGGCGAAGTGGTTACCCCAGCAAATGGCGATGGCGGGAAATCTTGGACTGAGCGGCAAGGATGGCATTGCCAAATTGATGGCGTGGAACCAAGCGTCTGTGATTACGTCTGGCACCAAAGACGAAGCAGGCAACAACCTGAAGGATTTGTTGAGTGAGTTGAACTCGGGGCACTTCACCGGGTTCATGGCGCAGCAGTACATGAATGGCGGCCACCACTTGAAGAAGGGGCAAAAAGAGTCTGCCATGAAGTCGGTGGACGATGTGTTTCTGGACTACCAGAGCCGTGGTGTGGACAAGGTGTCCGCCACCATCGAGATGATGGAGAAGATCATCTCAAAAGACAAAAAATATCAGACTTTGCAAGCCAAATTGAAAGCTGTTCCTAAAGACGATAAGGACGGCCAGCGCACCGTGATTGAGTCCATGGCGGCACAAATGCAAGGTACGGCCATTGGCAAGGTGTTTCATAATCAGCAGTCTCTGGCCGGGTTTTTAGGACTGCTGAATAACCAAAGCTATGTAGCTGATGTGCTGGACAAAACCAGAGGCCAATACGGAAAGACTGACGCGAGATCGGAGGTGACCGGCTCGTATGGCGTGATTGCCGGCACGTCAGATTTCAAACTTGAGCAAGCCGGGGAAGATAAGAAGGTCGCAGAGAAAGCGGCCCTCGACGGACTGACCCCGGCCATTGGTAAAGCCGCTGAAGCGTTTAGCAATTTGGCGAGCAAATACCCCGCGCTGACTGGGGGAACGATTTTGGCGGCTACCGGACTGACCGCTGTTGCGGGTGCGGCCGGACTGGCGGCGTTAACACTGGGTGGCGGAACCAAAGGCAGCGCAATCAACAATGCAGCCGGCCGGGCAATGCAGTATCTGCCAAGCGGAAAAGCAATGGGCCGCGCCGGCATTCTTGGGGTGGGCGCCGTCGTCGGTGGCGCGGGTTTGAATGCGGCTTTTGGTGAAGAGTCTGCAGTCTCTCGTTACGGGTCATCGGCTCTTAATGGTGCGGCTACCGGTGCTTTTATTGGCAGCGTGATTCCAGTGTTGGGCACCGCTGTTGGCGCAGCGGTGGGGGGTGTATTGGGCTTGGTGTATGAAAGCCTAAAAGCCAAGCCTGCAGAGCCAGTTGCACCGCCGCCTGAGCCATCCAAGCCCGTCGATGTGAATGCAAATATGACGGTGGGCCTCGCGCCGGGATTGGTGCTTTATAGCCAGTCCATTCAGGCCAACGGGGCCAACGTGCGCATGAACACCGGCAACATCATGAACGGGGGCATGTAATGGTATCCAAAGAAGACAAAAAAACTTGGCTCGACCGCCTGCAGCGCGCCAAGTGGCGTGGTTTTGAGTTTTCGACAGATAGTCACGATAGCCAGCATGGTCAGCGCTTGGTGGTTACGGATTTGCCCGGAGCGGATGAACCGGCGGTGGAGGACCTGGGCGCCAAGGCGGATGGCTACAAGCTGACTGCCTATTTCATCGGCGCGCAGTATGACCGGCAGCGCAATAAGTTTTTGCTGTTGCTGGGCCAGACCGGCGCGGGCTGGCTGACGCACCCTTGGCTGGGCCAGGTATGGGCGCGGGCACACACCTGGAGCGTGCATGAAAGCACCGACAAGGGTGGTTACTGCTCTGTGACGGTTGACTTTGTACCGGGTGGCCAAGCGCCGTCTGTGCCGTATGTGGACGCGGTGGATACAGCGTTTGGGGCCGTCCAGAAAATGAAGGCGGAAGCGGTCGTAGAACCTAAAAAAATGTCGGCCAATGCGCTGTCCAGTTTTGTTGCTCGCGTGCAAGGTGCACTGAGTGGGGTGCGCAATATGCTGTCCATGGCACGCTTGCCACTGACTTGGGCCCAGCAGGTCATAGGACTGATTGACAGTGTGAAGTCGATGGTGGCCGAAGTTCTGGCACTGCCTGGCGAGTATGCCGCCATGATGCTTAACTTGGCGGCTGCGTTTGGCCTGGCGCCGGATGATCTGTCAGACACGGACCGGGTGCGGGTTGTGTCGGCTCTGGCCCGTAGCGCTGTGGCTGCGGCGAATGAGTCTCTGGTAGGCGTTGATTCTCAAGCGCAAAAAACAAATATGCAGGCAGATTCTGTGATGCGGGCGACGCTGATGGCCAGCGCGGCCATGAACGTGGCGCTGGCTGACTACAGCAGTGCAGCCGCGCGCGATACGGCGCAGGCGGCGGTGCTGTCCGCCCTGGATGTGGTGATGCCAAAAATGAACGATGCGTTGTTCGCCGCGACGGCGAATGCACGGGCTGCGTTTATGACGGCGCTGCAGGCGCAGGTATTGGATGCGCAGTTGGTGCGTGATGTGGTGCATGCCACGCCGAGCGTGGTGCTGGCCTACGAGCTGGGGCTGACAGAGATCGCGTTGCTGGAACGCAATGCGGTACGCCACCCGCTGTTTATGCAAGGGCGGATTTATGGCTGAGTCGGTTGTCATCAAGTTTGACGGGATGCGCTTTGACGCTTTTCAAAGCGTGAGTGTGCGGGAGTCGGTGGACGATCTTTGCGCATCGGTGCAGCTCGCGTCGGTTGTGATGCAGGGCGCTGGCGGCAATTTGGGGTTGACGGCCAATTCAGTGATCACGGTATTCGGGGACGATGCGCTGGTGGCTACGGTGCGGCTGGATATGTTGCGCCGACGTGTGGGCGCTACGAGCCACACGGTGGCGGTGGACGCACGCAGTTTAGGCCGTGAGCTGGTGGATTGCCAGTATTCGGCGACGCTGAGCGGCTTGACGTTGGGGGAGATTGCAAAGCGGCTTTGTGCGACGTTCAAAGTGCCTTTGACAGCCCCCGCTAAAACAAAATTAGTGCCTGAATTTTCGATGCAGTGTGAGCTGCCAGCCAATGCACTGCTGAATGCGGCACGGGCATCGAATTTGCTGCTGTATCCGTTGCCAAGTGGGGGGCTGCTATTGGCCCCGCCGACGGATGCGCCAGCGGTGGCTACGTTGACTTATGGCGTCGACATTGTGGGCTATGACGTGGTGGATGAGCACCGGCTGCGGTTTAGTGAGTATGTCGTGAAGTCGTTTGACTACGAGGGCGGCAAGGCGCTCAAGGGTGCGGTTAAAGACGAGGGGATAACATTTTTCCGGCCGATGCATATCGTGGCTGACCGGCATGGCCACGACCTGGAAGGTTGTGACAGCCGTGCCAAACTGGAGCGCAACCGCCGCCAGGCGCGGGCCAACCGGATTGACTTGACGGTGCGGGGCTGGGGCCATGCGGGCGGTATCTGGCGGGCGAACACGCAGGTGCGCGTGGTGATTGCGCAGGAAGGGATTGACGAGGTGTTTTTGATTGGCGAGCGAACGCTGAACTTTAGCGCTACAGAGGGGCGCAGCACGCTGCTGCAGGTGATGCCGCGTGCGGCATTTGTGGGCGAACCCAAGAGCCGCAAAAAGCGGGCTGCAGGCACGAGCACCGGGAGGGCGACTAAATGAGTGCTGCCGCACAAATTTGGCACCGGGTACGTCTGCTGGTAGCCCAGGGTGTTGGCACCTTGATTGGGGCTGATGTGGTGCAGGTCACGGTGCTGGATGGTGAGACGCTGCCGAAGGTGAAGCGGGTGGAACCGTATGGACTGAGCTCACGGCCCAAGGCCGGTTGTGAGGTGTACATGGTGTTCCCCGGCGGGGATCGGGCGCACGGGATTGCGCTGGTGATTGGTGACCGCCGTTACCAGATGGATTTGGCTGAGGGTGAGGTGGCCCTGCACGACGATGAGGGTAATTACGTCAAGCTGGGTCGGGGCGGCGTGGCCACGGTCAAGGCGGTTACCGAGGTGGTGGCCGATGCGCCGCTGATGCGCACAACGGGTGACCTGCAGGTGGCGGGCGCGCTGACGGTGGCAGGCGGTATGGCAGTGACGGGCGGCGCGAAAATCAGTGGCGCACTGGTGCATGACGGCGTATCTGTTGGGAATGGCCATACGCACACCACAACTGTCAATGGGTCTCCCACCAGTGACGTTAATCGATAGGACGCGACATGCTTAATTTGTTGAGATACGAGGTGAACGGGCGCCAGGTGTTTGATCTGGCCGTGGCGGCATCAAACGCCGCCGAGGCGGCCAATCAGGCGGCAACGTCGGTGGTATATGCGGCGCTGTTTACGGATGCTAGAGCGCCTGCTGACCGGGTGGCCGTCAGCCGACGCGGCTGGTGGGCGAACCCGGATGCGGGCAGCGGGCTTTGGTATGTGCGCCGACAGGCGCTGGGCAGTGCGGCCCGGCTGGAGGCGCTGGAGACGGTGCGCCAGGCGCTGGCCGCACGGTCGGCGCTGAGCGGGGTGACGGTGCAGGATGTGACACCTGCCGGAAGCGTTTCGGTGGTGGCGCTTGAGGTGTCTGGAAAACACAATGGGCAGGCGTTTTCAATTGCACTTTCGTTCTGACTTTATTTAAATCAATGATTTACAGCCGCCCTTCTTTTACTGAGCTCAATACGCGCATTGCGGCCGATCTGGCCGCGCTGCCAGCGGTGTTACGTGAGCCGCTGAGTGCGGCCTGGGCGCGGGCTTGCCATGGGTTGCATGGGCATTTGGATTGGTCTGTGCTGCAAACCTCGCCGTTGACGTGTGAGCTTGAGCGTCTGTATGACTATGCGGCGTTGTATTCGGTGCCGCGTCTGGATGCTACTGCCGCTATCGGTACGGTGACGGCGGCTGGCATACCGGGTGTAACACTGCTGGCCGGGTCTGTCGCACGAGGTAGCAATGGACTGGACTATCAGGTGGTATCTGCCGTGGCCATTGGCGCGGGTGGTACGGCTGCGGCGCCGGTGCGTTGCACTTCGACCGGCATAGCCACCAACTTGCAGGCTGGTTTGGCCTTGATGTTGACCGCGCCGGTGGCTGGCATCAGCAGTACGCTAACAGTGGCTGCTGGCGGACTTACTGGCGGTGCTGACGACGAAATCATGGACGACTGGCGGGCGCGGGTGGCCGAAGAATGGCAAACGCTGACGACAGATGGGGCCCGTGGCGGTAAGCCGCGTGACTATGTGTATTGGGCTCGCACTGCTCACCCGTCAGTCACTGGAGCGCTGGTGCAGTTGCATACGCTTGGGCTGGGCACAGTGATCGTGCGCCCGGTTTGCAATGGCCTGCTGAATCGTTTGCCAACTGCGGCCGTGCTGAGTTCGGTTTCTGACTATTTGACAGCCATTGCGCCACTGGCTGATGTGCGCGTAGTTGCGCCGGTCGTGCATGCGCTAAGTGTGACGTTGGCGCTGGCACCTGCAGTTAACACGGCGGCGAATCACTCTGCTATTTTTGATGCGATCAGTGCATTGGTCTTGACAGAGTCGGGTAACGGCGCAGTGATTTCGCTCGCAGAAATTGATGGGGCGGTGTCGTCTGTGACGACTCAATACACACGTCTGGCGCCGACTGCCGATACGGCGGCCGCTGCGGGTGAGATTTTTGTGCTGCAACCGATTGTTTGGGCCTGACCATGCTGTTGGCGGCGCATTCTGCGGATGATTTTGCGGGCGCTCTGCGGGCGCTGCTCCCGCCCGGTGAGGCGTGGGACTGGCCTGCCGGTGGGTTGGGTGCCACGATGCTGGGGGCTACTTCCATCGAGCTGGCCCGGGTAGATGCGACGGTCCAGGAGGTTCTTGACCTGGCTATTGCACGACACAAGATTGCGGGCGGTTCCTGGCGGCTGGTGGACTATCAGCGCGTGGCGGATGAGTCGCAGGCGGGGATTGTTGAGGCGCTACCTCGCAAGGTATTTGGTGCTGGCAGTTTTGCTGGTCAACGTTTGTGGCACTCACCGGCTGTATTTGCAGTGCCGCTGACGCGGCTATCACAGGCGCAGCCTTTTTGCGCTGGGAGCTGTGCCGGGGACCGGCTATGGAGTCAGCGTGCTCGCTATGTGTTGGTGGTGCGCTATTACAAGACAGTGGTGGATGTGCAGGCCTTGTGGGATGCATTGATGGCGTTCAAACAGGCGCATATTTATTTGTGGTTTATGGATATCACCGAGAGTGGTGGAGGGGTTAACTATGTTCAAAATTGATGGTGCGGGGAATGTAGCGGGTGCATTCGTGAGCGAGGACGCTGCCACAAACAGGCCGCCCACGGAGGTGACGTCTGATTGGCTGAATATGCTGCAGAACGAGGGTGCCAATTTGGTGGCCGCTGCAGGGCTGGTGCTTGACAAAAATGATTCTGGGCAGCTGGTTAAGGCGATCGCCATCCTGCAACGCCAGCAAACCAACACCGCATTCACGACGACCGGCGTGGCGCCAAATTTTGTATTGACGCCGAGCCTGCCTGTTACAGCCTACGCTGCCAATCAGCGCTTCCGTGTCAATTTCAACGTGGCCGGGTCTGGCGCGAATGCGATCAACGTCAGTGCGCTTGGAAATAAGCTCCTGAAGCAGTACGACGGCACCGGCGCCAAGGTAGCCGCTGTGATCGCCGCCAACCAACTGGCAGATATTGAATATGACGGGGTGGACTTTGTCATCCTTGATCCGCTTCCGGTTACGGCGCCATCAATACAAGGTGCATTCAAAAACCTGCAGGTCTCGTCTACCGGCTTGAGTGCAAACGTCAGCGTGACAGTCGATGAGATCGTTGTTGAAAGTGCTGCCAATGTTTACCAGAAGTTGCGTAACGTTGCACTGAGCATTGCTGGCACGGCGGTCGGGGCCAATGGGCTTGATGCGGGCGCTCTTACGATCAACACTTGGTATTCGGTCTGGGTGATCGGGAACAGCGCGATAACAGCAGGCTTGTTGTCCCTGTCGGGTCTTGCACCCGCGCTGCCTGCTGGGTACACGCATAAAGCCCGTGTGGGCTGGATTCGAACCGATGGGACGGCGAGTAAATTTCCTCTTTCGTTTAAGCAATTTGGTCGCCGTATCCAGTATGTGGCGGTTGCTGGGAGCAACGTCTCCGCGCTTCCAGTCATGGCATCAGGCGCGGCGGGAAATGTCGCCAGCCCAGCATATGCGGCGGTTGGCGTGTCGTCATTCATCCCACCTACTGCAGTGTCAATTAACGGGAATATTGGTACGGCGAGTCTGGCGCTTTTTGCGGCCAACGGAAACGCTGGGGTAGCAGGTGGTGCCAACCCACCTATTCTGACGCTCGCAACGCCGGCGTCGTCTTACCAGACAGTGGAATTCGACGTGCTTCTGGAATCGACAAATATTTACTGGGCCAATAACGGAACGGCTCATTTGGCATGTATCGGATGGGGGGATAATTTATGAGCTACGCTGTTCGCAAAGATGGTCGAGGCTGGCGTGCAGTTAATGGCCCTGATGATGTGGGCGTTGACGAAGTATTCAGAGACTCACCACCAGTTGCCAGCGCAGCCAATGCGCTGGCCACCGCCAAAGAAAATGGACTCGCCCGCATCTCTGGCTACGCCAAGTCAAAGCGCAACCTGATCGCCGGCACGTCTGACGATGCCGAGATTGCGGGATGGAACAACAAGCTGCGCATTGCTCAGGCTATCGGTGTAGGTAATGCTTCTGACGGCGAGATCGCAGCTTTCCAAGCGGAAATCACATCGCGCGGCATTAGCGGCGAGACGCTGGACATTTTTTGCCAGAAGGTCACCAAGAACGCAGTATTTTTTGCGCAGGCGGTCGGCATGATCGATGGGATCAAACGCCGTGCGCAAGACGCTGTGTCTGCTGCTGATTCCCCCGAGTCGGTCGAGGCTGTTCTGACGCAGATGCGTGAACAGGCTGAGATGGCTTATATCGGACTGATGCAGGCTAAGTAAGAGTACGCCATGTTGTACAAAAACATCCGTACCCAGATCAGGACTGGCGACCTACTTGGTATTCATGGCCGTGGCACATTCCCGCGCGTGACGCACATCGTCCAGTTCCTCGGTGGCCTGGGGATGCTGTCCAGCATCACCCACATCGGTGTGGCGTGGTGGTTCGATGGGCGACTGTACTCGGTCGAGATGGACGGACGGCATAACGTCCTGCGCCCGCTGTCTCAGCACATTACCGATGGCTGCGGGGTGGATGTGTATCGCTGCCCGGTACCGGACACCATGCCCGCAGAATTTGACCGTGCCACGGCCAACCCGATCAAGTACAGCTTGCTTGATCTGCTCAAGATCGGCGTGCGTCTCATTTTTGGGGGTGAAACTGGGCGTGATGATGAGCGTGACATGGTGTGCAGCACTTTTGCGTCACGCTGGTTGCAGTGGGCGGGCTGGTTATCGCCACAAGCTTTTCCTGAAATGCCAAGCCCGGGTGAGTTGTGCCGAGCGCTTGGGAACCCCATCTTTTCAATCATGGAGGCTAATAAGTCGCTGGCCAGATAGAAAAAACAGGGCGAATGCTCTCGGTGCGCTAACACCTTGAACAAACGCCTCCGCCGTGAGTGACCACGGCATTGACCAAGTCCCTGTCACCTAGCTAGGCCAGGGCATTATGGAAGATGCCGACATGCATGCGAAATTAGAAGAAATCCGGTGTGGCCAATGCGTCCGCAAACTGGCCGCAGGTGCCTACACCTGGTTAGAGATCAAGTGCCCGCGATGCGGGACTTTGAATGTACTGAGAGCCAGCGCTGCTGATCAAAGCAGACCGAGCCCCACCCCCGAACGCCCCCGAGCGTCATCTAAAAATGGAATGAAAGATGACTCAAAAACGGGAGCCGACAGCGCTCATTAACAACCCGGTCGACCACCAGGACATGATTCAGGCGGCGCCGATGGTGCAGTGGGTTGGCGGCAAGCGCCGCTTGGCCCCGCACATCCTGCCGCTATTTCCCGATCACACCTGCTACGTCGAGCCCTTCTGCGGTGCGGCCGCGCTGTTCTTTCTTAAACAGCCGGTGAAGGTGGAGGTACTGAATGATGTGAATGGCGATCTGGTCACGTTGTATCGGGTGGTGCAGCACCACCTGGAGGAGTTTGTGAGGCACTTCAAGTGGGCGCTGGCCAGTCGTGAGCTTTATAAGTGGCTGCAAGCCACCCCAGTCGAGACCTTGACCGACATTCAGCGCGCAGCCCGGTTCTTTTATCTCCAGAAGCTGGGCTTTGGCGGCAAAGTGACTGGGCAGACCTTTGGTACGGCCACTACGTCCAAGCCAGCGCTCAACCTGTTGCGCCTCGAGGAGCAACTGAGCGCCGTCCACCTGCGGCTGCACCAGGTGTTTATTGAACGGTTGGCGTGGTCAGCCTGCGTCGAGCGCTATGACCGCCCACACAGCCTGTTCTATATGGACCCGCCGTACTGGGGCACACAGGGCTATGGCGTTGATTTTGGGCTGGAACAGTACGACCTGATGGCCCAATTGATGGGCTCGATGAAGGGAAAGGCGGTCGTCAGCGTCAACGACATCCCGGAGATGCGCCAAGCCTTCAAGGGCCACCACATCAAGCGGGTGAGCATCAGCTACACGGTTGGGGCATCGGGGCGTGGGCGGGAGCCCAAGGGAGAGTTGATCATCAGCAACTTCAAGCCAGGCGTTTGAAGCGGGTTTGAAGCTCGTTTAACGATGGATCAATTTAAACGGCGCGCAACTTAAATTCGTGTCCTGAATTCAACGGCTTTCTGTCCTGAATTCAAGGCCGCTCCACTACGTGCCAGCCCATGGCTGTAGCCCCAGGGGCGCAGTTGTTCGCTATGAGCTTGGCAGCGCGGGCACACGTTGGGGCTTGGGATGACACTGGCAATGGCCACAGCAGTGGCATTGGATCGCT